CTATTTCAAAAACATCTGCCGAAGTACCAGCAGAAGCATATGCAGTATATCCTGTACTATTTATACCTTGTAATTCAAAAGTATTTGTTGTTACGTTTGCTATTCTAAATCTTCTATTATTTAATTGTGTCATTCCTACAACACTATTAATCCATACATCATCACCATTAGTATAACCATGAGATGATACTGTAACTACAGCAGGATTTGCTTGTGTTATACCTGTAATAGTTTTAGGTGTATTTGTTATTTGTCCATTATCTTTGTAAAATCTAATGTATTGATCGCCAAGTTCTAAAATATATGATTGTGTAATATTAAATTCAAAAGGTATTATTCTCGTAGATTTACTACTATCTTTTACTTCTGCAACAAATCTACTACCATATCTTCTTGTTGCACCGCCTTGTGGAAATACTGTCATATTCTGCATTTCCTCAACACCATTATTGTATTTTTTAAAATCAACTTGACCTGCAAGTTTTGGTGTTAATTCACCAGCAGTAAAATTAGTTTGAAAAGGGTGTACTCTTGCCATTATTTTCTAAAGTCCGTAAAAGTATCAGAAACAAGATCATCCATAAATCCTTCTTGTCCATCAATACTACGGGCTTCAGAAAGTTTTAGTTGATATAATTTCTGCATTTGTGTTTGTACTTGCATACTACTTGTTACAGGGTATGCTAAATCAACAGATAATTTTGCAGTTAAAACATCAACAAACATAGCGTCAAATAAATTTGTGTCTGTAATTCTAGCTATATATAAAATATTAGCAGTACCTTGATCTGTTAGTAGTACTCTACCTTGTGTTCCAAAATTTTCTATTTTAAATTTATAATCTTTTTCTTCCATTTCTAAAACACGTAAACAGTAAGGATTTGTAGGTAATGCATATTGATATGCAAAACCATAGGTAGGTGCAGTTGATAATTGTGCTAAAGTTGTTCTTGTTATTGAAAAATTAAATGGGTGAGATCTTAATACGCTATCTCTTGCGTCTGAATAAAATGAATTACATAATCTTGCTCTTTCACTATCATCTGTCAATGATGTAATAGGATCATCACCTAATCTTCTTAATGCATTTGAACAAATTGATACTTCTGTAGCCATAATATGAATATATCAAAGGGGCGACTATAATTCAATATATATCGCCCCTTTTAAAGTTAGTTATTAGTATTAGTCAATACTATAGACAACAGCACATTTTACTGTGCCAGAAATAGCCGCACTAGCAGTAGTTAATAAAATATCTGTTTCAGCAGTATTTTCATAACCAAAGCCATCAATCTTGCCTTCTTGCGACATAGACATTTGTCCAGCCGAAGAAACCGAAGTTGCCGCTATGTATCTATCTGCATCACCACTATCACCGACAGATATAGTTGCAGAACCTAGAGCATCAAAATATACGATAATATCGTATACGATTGCACCCGCAGGTAATTTTGCAACAGATATATCTGAACCAGCCCCTAGAGAAGATGCTTCATAACTATCATATTGTACTCTTAATCTACCATGATTTTGACTTGCTATAACCTTTTCAACAGGTTCAGCCGTTCTCTTGGTAAAATTACTTCCTTTTACACTAGCCATAATATTACTCCTTCCCTATTATTCTGTACAAGCAATCTCAATGACTTTCTCATCTTCTACTCTCGTAGCACCGATAGTCATACATAGATATACTTGTGTACTATAGTTCTTGTCTGCTCTTTCAGATATTTTAGTTTGAATATCTTTACCAAGCGCAAGGCCCATAGATGTGTTAGTGAATGCTAGTACTTGTCTGTTACTGTTACCATCTAGGCCAAGTCTTTCACTTCTGATAAACTTGAAACCCATAAAAGTATCAATATCGCCTTGTACTAACGCTTTTACGCTGTTGAAATCAGCCGAAGTAATTTGCGTTGTACCTAACAAATCAGAAATCTGTTTTGCTGAACATACAAGCGTTCTTGCTTCGTCTGGATCTACGTTAGCCGCATCTAATTTTTCTTTTGCAGAAATTAGTTTAGCTATAGTTAATCCAGTTGATCCGTGTGCAATTTTTTGTCCCGCAGGAAGCGCAATAGTTGAACCTCCAGAAACACCGCCAAAAGCATTACCAGTAGCCGCCGCAATAATTGCGTCATCCATTGTTCTGCCCATAGCGTATGCACCAGCTTTTGCATACTCGGATTGTGGTGAAATAAGCAATCTTACTTTATCGCTATCGTCAATAAGATCTGCCCAATCATAGTCATCCATTGTTACTTTTCGTCTAGAATGTGGCGTATCCACTCTTGGTGTGTCTGCGTGTCTAGACGTTCTTTTCACAGCCGCAGTTGATCCAATTCTTTCAAAGAAATGTGATTTCCCGACAATACTCTCGGTTCTAACCGCATCTCTTAATTTTGAACCTTTTTGTTGCGCCAAATGAAAAACATTACTTTTGTATTGTTCTACAAAAGCAGTTGTTATTTGAACTGACATAGTCGTTCCTCCATTAAAAGTTACAGAATAGAGAGCATAATGCACTATTGCATCATACCGTATTCCAATTTAATCGGTTTTTGTCCTACTGGGAAACCTAATTTTTAAGCCATATCGGCTAACTTTCCGTTATCCATAAATGGGCGAAATCAGTTGTGATAATTATACAACACTTTTAGATTAATTACCATATGCTTTTTCATGTAATTGCCTAACTTTTTCTACAGCAGTTTCATCACCCTTATGGTAAGCGTGATTAGCGTCTGACATAATTTTAGCAATTTCATCTTTAGCATCTAATGGTGATACACTTAATCTATTGTTTTGTGTATTTTGTGCCATATCTTCTGTTACTTCTTGCCCTAATCTTGCAAAAAATCTTATAACAGCAGGATTATTACCAGCAGAAGAATTAGTAATTAAATCACGTAATTCGTCATCACCGTATACTTTTAATGCTCTATCTGCGGCGGCAACTTTTTTATCATAGTCGTAACCCCATTCTTGCTTTAGTACACCTTCTGTTTCTGATTTTTGTCTAGATATTTCAGCAGGTTCATTTTCTTCTTCATGTTTAATAGTATTCATTTGATACTCTAACAATGCACCTACTTGTTTATCATTAAGACCTATTTTATGAGCAACATTCTTGAATTCATCAAGGTTTTTTTCCTCAAAAAATGGTTGATAATCTTCTGGAATAGTTACAGTATATTTACTTGGATCTTCTGGTCTACCAAGTTTTGTATATACTTGTTCCATCTCATCATCAGTTTTAGGCATAGTAATTGTATTACCTAATCTTTTTTGTTGATGTACTACAGTTTTTGCAAGATCTTCTACGTTCTTAAAATTTTGCAATGTAGCATCATTTTTTAAATCTTCGGGTAGTGTTGATTTCCAATCTTGATTATCACTTCCCGATCCAAGTACCGTATTACTTTCTTCTTGTACTGGATTGTCGTTTGTGGTCATTTGTTCATCAGACATCTTTATCCTCCTTTAGTAAGTTAATTATTCTGATTAATACACTTCGTTGTCCTTCACGAAATGCTGTTTCATGTGGATCACCTTTTGTATGTGATGATCTATGATAGTAAGCTGACGTTAAATCAGCTAACACTCTTTTACCTTCTGGTGTATCAAAAGTAATATTATAATCTTGTTTGATCTTTTTAAGATCCTTGTCCATATTCATTTTGTAAATTTTCCATACCCATTTCCTGTACTGTATCTTCTAATCCACTAGATACATTTGGATCTGCAAGTATTTTTGCCGCTTGTGCTTGATCTTTTTGTGCTTTGCCTAATGCTTGTTGTTCTTGTGCCATTTGTGCCATTTGTGCTTGTTCTGCTCTCATTGCTCTTAAACTATCTACATCATCTTTACCACGTAATACAGTTTTAGGTACACCTAATAAATTACCACGTAATCTAACTGCTTCATCATGGTCTATATTATCCATAATAGCAGGATCTATTTGTGCAATATTCATAGCTAAACTATATAATCTTTCTATAGCTACACTTTCTTCCATTCTTTGTGAACGTGCTAAAGGCCCTAAATATTCTACATCTATTTTTGTTCCTTTTATAATTTCTGGTTCTTGCATTAATGCACCTGCACGATACATAATACCAAACACACGTTCTATTAATGGATTTAAAAACTCACTTTGAAATCTACCTAATGTTGGGCCAAGAAGTCTTTGCATCAATTCATATCTAACTTGCACTTCTGTTGCCGTCATTTGTGGGCCTTCTTGTAATTGTAATTGATCTGAATAATATGCTTGTCTTATTGCAGTACGTAATTGATTTTCTTTTAAATCTGTAATCTGCCAGTTTGTTCCTATCTGTAAAGGTTTTACAGCACCATCATTTCTAATAACTGTAATACCAGCAGGTGTCATTCTTACTCTACCTATAACACCATCATCTTGTACAAGTAATGGTGGATCAATAGCTTTTGCCCATGCTTTTAATCCAATCTCTACAGCTTTGTTTAATGTTTTAATATCTGGTAACGCATTAAAACTTGGTGATCTACCAAATATTTCACCTGTTGCTTTTGACCAACGTGGTACTAAATATGGAAACTCATTGTAACCACCTGTTCTAACAACCATCTTATCTTCTTCGCACACATGACACGAATGAAATTTTAATTTAGTTGCTGACTTACCTGTTGCTCTTTCATAATCTGTTGTTGGTTCTACAGCGTGTATAAAATTAAATTTATGATCTGGTCTTTCTTTAGATGCTGTTTGTATTTTTTCACCTACTTTATCAAAACCAAATTCTTGTACTGCTTGTCTAGCAGTTAATTTATATTTTCTGTAAAGTGTATCTACTTTACCATCAATACTTTCTTGAATGTAATATTCTGCAATATTTAAACAATTAAAATGTATACCATCTGTATCAAAGCCATTACTACCTTCTTCAACAAATAATGCGGCTGTACCAATAGAACATAAATCAAGATACATCTCATGTACTTCTGTATTAAAATTAGTTTCATTAAATGTGTCATACATTCTACGTGCTGTATCTTCTAACCATAACTGTACATCACGGTTTTCATTTAATTCTTCATCTCTTAATTTTATACTAAACCAAGGTAATGATGGTGATGTAAGTGTACCTTGTAAACTTGCCGCTAATAAATTGTTTGCTGTAATAGCTGTACTATCAAATAAAACTTCTGTTCTTTTTTCACCACGTGTTCTTAATGTAACAACGTCTGCTTTTCTTGGCATTACATAATCTAATATTTCTTGCCAGTTGACTTCCCATGTGCCTCTTTCTTGGCCAAGTCTATCTAATCTTTTTTTTATATATTCGTAATTAGCCATTATTTTTTATTTTTTTTAACACCGCCGCCTAAAAGTGTTTGACCAACTTCTGCATCATCTTCAACACCTTCACCACTTGTAAGAATTGTACCGTACATACCTTTCTTTTTAGAACCTAACATTTTTTCTTTTTCTGCCGCCGCTTGTGCTTCTGCTTCGGAAGTTTTATCATATACTGATTGGTCTACTGGTGGTGGCATTTGTGGTTGTGATTTTCCGCCCATATTATTTCCTTATCCATTTACATTCGTCTTTTAGCATTCCGTAAACTGCCGCATCAACAAATTCATTTTTTATTTTCATAACTTTTCTTACTATACCTTCTTTTATCCATCCTGTACCCGATAAAATGCGTTCATTACGTTCATAGCCATTTCTACATACCGCCGTCATTCGGCCACATTTTAACTGGTTAAAACCATAGTCAAAAACATATTTTATATGTTTTCTACTAAATAATCTAGGTGTTTCTAATGCTAGATGAACATAAACATTATGGCCATCATAATCTGTAAAAAGAAAACCACCTAAAATTTTTTCATCTTCTATAAATCCAATATAAGAAAATTTATCACCAATATCAGCAGATATGTAACATCTTTCTTTTAGGTAATCACCTATAGGTAAACGCCATTTGTCGTTTGTAACGACTTCTACCATAACTAAATTTTCTTTTTCTTTTTAGTAGTACCGCCGCCAAGAATAGTTTTTTGCACGTTAGCTTCATCCTCTACACCGCTAGAACCTGTCATAATTGTTTGACCACCATATGCCCCAGCATTACTTGCCGCCATAGCACTTGCAGTTTTTTGTTGTGTAACTGGTGCTGTTTGAGGTGCAGTTGGTGCAGGTGCAGGTGCAGGTTGTTGGATTACAACTGGTGCAGGTCTACTAAAAACTCGTCTTATTGCTCTTACAAATCCGCCCATAATGT